AAATGATCATCTGGATCCACCAGTCCGAACTTCTTCAAGGTGGATTTTCCGCAACACATCGGCAACACCACTGCCACCTTGCAATCCGCAGCCGGCATTGGGGCTACCTCCCCCGGGGGGACCACCAAACACGTAGGATCAATTTCAACCCTCTCCCCTCGTCCCATGACTTGCTCGCGCGTATGGTCCGGAACTCCAATCGGTACAGGCAACAAATTAAGAAATATCGGCCGACGACTTGGATCTTGAACGAATTTGACGTCCAGGCCTACATCTCTCAAAAACCGAATGAATGCCTTCTCATCGAACCTCTGCACGTACTCGTCCGGGAGGTGGAAAGAATTGTCGTCACCCATCAAAGCTAGTAGGAAGGAGGAATCTAGCAGGGTCTCGACGCTAATGTTCAACACATAAGAAACTGCACTGACCGTGACGATCAAGTTGACCAAAGAGTTGAACAAACACGTATCATAAGACCCCGACTTTGTCGTACCCCGCACTCCATATGTATATCCACTAACCGTCTTGGAAGTCATAGATAATTTCTGATGCTTCAACAACTTCCAAAAAACCTTCAGACGGGTGGAGTTGGGATACTTCTTCAAAATGGTTTTGTACCAACTTCTTATCATTTTGGTAGGTTGCTCCTTCAACAAGGAGTCAAAATTAGACATGTCGGTAGCATACCACTTCCCTCCCACAGCTCGATTTCGCCAAAAGTCCAAGTCTTGCACCGTCCGCCCTGCAGCAAATAGGATTTTACCAGTCAGTCGGCTCTCCACCCATTGCTGGAGCATGTGGAGAACTGGTCCGGTTATGGCTGTAACCAGCGGATGCATACTGCTGATCACTCGATACCGCATATCAACCGGATCCTTATCCTTCTTAATGAAACAGGCGCAACGCATGCCAAACAAAAAACTATCGCGATTGGTGACGGCATAATCACTACGTGGCAGCATCCAAGTTAGTTCCCCCATCTCCATTCTATAGGCCACACCTGCCAT